TTTGATTTTTTACGTTTACTTTTTACCATTTTACTATTTTTACTAGAAAGATCTATTGACTGAGTTTCTTCTAGTTCTTGTAAACTAATTGTGCTACCTTCTTTTTTTCCTTCGTTAATATTAATTGTTTTTGTTTTTAATCCAGCTAAAATATCTCTTAAATCTCCTGGTCCTTTCATTTCTGCTCTGGCACTTCCATAACTGGTATCCATATTTTCTGCATCATTGAAATCTGGATTACCTCCTCGTGCAGCTCTTATATCTGGTCTAGACATAGATACACGTTTATTTCGTCGAGGTGGATTGTTTCTCATTTCTTGCGTTGGGCCTGGTGGAGAACCTCTTGGAGGAACAACTGGTGGAGGAGGCATACTATTATTATTACCTCCCCTAGAAAAATCAGACATAAAATTACTAAATCCTGGGTTACTTTCACCCATCGTATTTACAGCTGCCTGAGTAAATTGTTGCATTAACTCTGGATTTTGTCTCATAATATCATCCATACCAGGCATAGAAGACTTAAACATAGTATTTGTCATATGTAACATAAGACCACTTCCTCCTAACATAAATAACAATTTCAATTCCGGAGCAACTTTTGTTTTACCACCATATTTTTCATGTAATTCTCCAAATACTTCATCGTATTCATCCATATTTTCATTAACCGCTTCCGACCATCCATCTAACTTTAAATCAAATGGATCAAATTTATTATTTAAAAATTCAATACCAGATACAAAAGCCATTAACATCTTAGACTGAAATTTCTTACTATTATCCTTTTCTTTTTCCGATTTTATCATTTCATATTCACCCTTCATTTCATCCAACGAACTTTCCATTGAATATTTTTTACTAAGTGTAATTCCTCGTTTTTCCAACGCTTCCAATTTTCTTAAATAACTAAACTTTTCCTTTAATAATTCTTTTCCTGTTAATTTTGGTTTATCTGGAACCTTAATTTGTGGATTAACAGGAATTTCTGTAAAACTTTTAAATCCATCTGTTGATTCCGTTTTTCCTAAAGAACCAATTAAAGATGGAGCATTATCAACCTTAATTTCTTCTAGTGGAGATTCAAAATTTAATTGAATAGGATTAGAATCTGTCAAATTAGAAGCGCTATTAAATAAAAAGTCTTTCTTATTAATACTAGACGATGGTTTATCACTTATATCAATATCATCTAAATCATTAATTTCAGATAATTCAATGTCAGATTTTGGTTGTCCAGATTTACTTTGTTTATTTGGATTCATTAACATTTCAACGCCTGGACCAAAATTAACAGATTTTTGACCACCACCAATAGTTACTGGTTCTAATACAGGTCCATCCATCTTTTCTTCGGATAATTTTAATTGAATACTCATTTATGTTGTAAATAGAACTTTTAATTTTAAGTAATCCGCATTATAATTTATTTATTTAAAAAAGAATATAAATTATAATATAATTATTTTTCATCCAATTTAGATATAAACCATTTTCCTTGTAAATAACAATCAGCTAAATCATCTTTTTTTTTATGCTTACTAAAACAATCAAACCATTTTGATATTTCTGAATTTTGATTTAAATCATTTAATGTGTATTTTATACTTGCCTTTTTTCTCTCACTATAACACATTTTTTTACCACCTCCTAATATTTGATTTAATTTATTTGAAGAATTAATCATTTCTATATTTTTTATATCATTTTCAATAAAATGCTGTGTTATCATTCCTTGTAATGTTTTCATTCTTAATGCTAATGGTCCAATTTGATTTTCAATAATAACTATATCTAATTCATCATAGTTAAATATATCGGAGAATTTTTCCTTTAAACTAATACCATATTCAACTAAACTTATGGACGTTGCCTTTTTTATTACAACAGGCATTAGATAATTATTGATTAATTCTTTTTTAATACTATCAAGTAATACAGATTTGGTAACTTTTTTAATATTTTTATCAACTTCAATATTATATTTTTTAACTAAACGTTTTAATTCGGAAACTAATTTTTTATCTAATTTGTTAATATTTAATTCATGTGTAGGTATATTAAAATTACTTTGTTTTGCATGTGTTTTACAGTAAAAATTCGTGTTTTTGAAATATTTTGCTTTTTTTCCACAAACTTTATTATTTTTTTTTAAACATTGACATATATATTTATCTGAATCTGTTAAATTTACTACATCCCAATCAATTATATCATATTCTTTATTTTTTTTTACATCCATTAAACAATATGCTAAATTTTTCATACCAACATCAATACTAAGTATTTTCATCTTATTATTATAATTAGGTTTGTTTTAAATTATAATAATTAATAAGTTATTTATTTGCTCTCATTTTCAATAATTCTTCTTGTGTAACAAAAGGTGCAGACATTTTACTTTCTAATTCTTTTCTTGTTAAATACATTTTTTTTAAATCAGACGATTCATTTCCAAGTGGTTGAGATTTATCTGACATACTTTTAAACAAATATTTGTTTGTTGTAACATTATTTGCAAATTTTTTCACATTTGAATCCATTTGGGAAGAACTAGTATTTTGAGACATAATATCTAATCCATTATTAATTAAATATTGTCTGTACTCATAATTATTACTAATAGATTCGTTTTTTAAAATGCCATTATTAATTTCACAAGACGTATCGTGTTCTGTGTAAACACGACCATCACTCATAATAGCAGGGAAATCAGAATAAATATTATTTGATCCTTTATAACAGGTGCTCCAACTCATTAATATATTATATTATAATATTTTATTAAGTAATATCATAATATTTATTTTAATAATTCTAAAAGTTCATGTTTTTTTTTACCTTTTGTTTCAAATCCTTTTGTTTCACACAATTCTCTTAATTGAACTTTACCAAATTTTGAATAATCTTCTTCTTCGACGTTATTATCTAAATCTTCCTCTAAATCATCCATATCATCTAACCCATCATTTTCAGGAGTTAAAATATGTTCCTCCATATCTTTTAAATCTTCGTTACTAGTTAATTCTAACATTTGTTTTTCAACTTCTTCTTTAATAACATTTTCATTTGATAATTCAACAGTATCATTTAAAACAATATTTTCTTCTTCTTCGTCATCTTCTTCGTCGCTACTTTCTTCTTCTTCGCTATCATTATCGGATACAACAATTTTATCATAACTTGGTTGTCCTCCGTAATGCGCTTGTTGCATTTGTTGTTGTTGATTCATTCTAATAACATCAATTAAAGCGTCCATTTTATTTTCAATATTAGTAATTCTATTTTTGACATATAAATAAACTAATATTACTGAACATAGTGATAATCCTAATGATAATAAAATTCCTTTGCTAAACATATTTTAATATCAGCAAATATATTTTATCACTATTTTTAACGAATATAAATTAATTATCTTATATTGTATGTAATATACTTTTTGCTGTCTGAATAATACTTTCCGGGTAATTAAGTTGTTTTAATACAGATATTCCACCTCGTATTTTAGAAATTCCTAAAATCATTTTATAAAAATATGTAAGTGTATCATTTTTTTGCGTAGTTTTCATATGACAGTTTTCTACTTTACTTTCTTTTTTTAATAATTCACAAACTTTCATAAAATGAGTGGTTAAAATAAAAGAAACGTTATCATACTTACTAATGTATTTTAAATAAGATGTAGCGCTAGAAATAGCTTCATATGGATTTGTTCCTGAATACAATTCATCAAATACACAGAAATGCCTATCGTTTGGATTATTCTTAATAGTATTTAAAATATTTTTACATCTTCTAACTTCTGCTTGAAATAAACTATCTCTACTACAATTATCTGGTATATTTATGTAACAATGGAAATATTTATAAGGATTAATTACTCCATCTGTAAAATATCCATAGCCAATTCGTTGACTTAATATAATATTAATAATTACCGATTTTAAAATAGTTGTTTTACCAGCAGCATTAGGTCCTGTTATAATTTTATTTTTAACAAAATCAATATTATTTTTAATTGGTTTTTTATCAACACAAGGATGGTAAATATTATTAAATTTACATTCGTTTTTAGTTGTATAACTTATTTTATGGATTGTTTTTGTTTTTATTTTATTTACAATTGAATGTAATATATCAAAATATCCATGAAATCCTAAAGAATATGTTATAACATCATCCGTTTCTGTTGAATCATATAATTCATAATACGTTTTCATTATTGTTCCTGGTTTAGAACAATAGTAATAGTTTAATGATTCATCGACAAAATCAAACTGTTTATATATTTCTTCTGTTTTTGTTTTATAATTAGTTAATGTTTTAAGAAATTTATCATCGTATGCTTTACTGTATCCATATTGTTTTAATTTACATTTTTTTATTTTATTAATAAAATAGGTATAGGATTGTATAGTATAATTTAAATATTCTTTTGTTAAATATAAGTTTTTTTGTATTTCAAATTGAGATTTGTAGAATTTGTAACAAGATATAACATTTTGATATAAATTATAAAAATACATTGAAACAAACATTATACATTGAAGTTTTTGTTGAATAGATCCTTTATTAAAATTTAATACAAGTTTTCCTAATGAATTATTACTTAAAACATATTTTAATGCTTCGATATAATTTGTAAAATTAATATCTTTATTACTACTTACTGTTTTCATTAATAAAAATGGTAAAAATAACAATAATACGGGTGTTAATAGTTGTAAAAGAGGAGAAAATAAATTTAATATTGTAAGCCATGTTAAAAATACAGTTGAATAATTTAAATAACTGAATCGTTCAAACTCCAAATATTGATATGTTTCTATAAATTTATTGTTTGTTTTCATATTCATCCAAAAATCTGTCATATTATTAACCATATGTTTGTCAAATAACATATCTTTTGAGTTTTTCAACAATTTTTGTGTATCTTTTAAATATTTTTTATTAGTCGAATACTTTCCACCAAAATTTTCCAGCACTTCTTTTCCAACAGTTGTATCAATAGAAACAAGTGTATTATAAACAGAATTACTTTCATTTGTTTCACTTTTTAATAATTCTAAATCACTTTTAATATGATTATCAATTAAATGAGTATTTTTACAATAATCAATTGGTTGCTTAAATATTTTATTTAATACTAGTTTATATTCTTCATCGATTTCTTCTTTGGTTTCAAAATCAGTCATATTTATAATTATAAATTAAAAATATGATAATAATACTACGCAATTAAGTTGTTTTTAAATGTTCTGTAAAATCAGATGGCATTTCTAAAATTTCGGTATGATAATATTCAGAAAATCGTTTAAGTTTTGTACTATCTTGTTTTGTTTGAAAATTAATAGCAATACCTTTTCTTCCCCATCTACCTGACCTTCCTATTCTATGTAAATAAGTATGTTCGCTTTTTGGAATATCAAAATTAATAACAATACTAACTTGTTGAACATCAATTCCTCTTGCAAATAAATCGGATGTAATTAAAACTCTACACGCTCCATCTTTAAATTTCTTATAATTTTCTTTTCTTTCTTGTTCACTCATTTTTCCATGTATTTTTTCAACTGGAAAATTATCAGTTTTCATTGCTTCACTTAGGTCATCCACACGGTGAGTACTATTACAATAAATAATTGCCTGTGATATACTTAAACTTTCAAAAATATCCTTTACAGTTTCATATTTTTGAACATCATCTAATAAATTAACATAATATTGAGCAATGCCCTGTAAAGTTAATTCTTCTGCTTTTACACGAATTTGTGTAGGATTCTGCATAAAGGTTTTTGATAATTCTTCTAATTCATCTGAATAAGTAGCACTAAATAAAGCTACTTGAATATTATTGTCTAAATGTTGAAATATTTTATACATCTGATCTTTAAATCCAGCAGATAACATTTCATCTGCTTCATCAATTACCAATATTTTCATTTTATTAACATGTAAATATTTTCGTCTTATCATATCATGAATTCTACCTGGTGTTCCAACCACAACATGCGGTTTTAATTCTTGTAAATCTCGTTTATTTTTATCAACCGATGTCCCTCCAACCAATAATAAAGAACGAACCTTTAAATAAAACCCTAATTGTTTAATTACATTAACCGTTTGTGTTGCTAATTCGTGTGTAGGAGCAATAATAAGTGCTTGTGTATCATCCGTTTTTTCATCTATCAACTCTAATGTTCCTACTGAAAAAGCACCCGTTTTCCCCGTTCCTGATTGTGCTTGTGCTATAATATCCCTATGACGATTTTTATTAATATTTCGAACCATCGGATACAATGCCTTTTTTTGTATACTACTAGGTATTTCAAACCCCATTGAATAAATACCTCGAACTAATTTACTTTTTAAATTTAGTTCTTCATCTTCCCATCCATTAATTTCATATTGTTTATTATTATTTTTTAATTTCATATCATTTTTGCTTTCATTTTTCATGTCCATAATAATATTATATTGGTTTATCTTTTTAAGTTTGTTTTCCTAACACTTATGTTAGTCACAAATAAAATAATATATTACAAACTATATTAAAACTAATGCCAAAGTTATTATAATGTTACAAACAAGTAATTTTAGTTCAAATAATTATAATATAAAATTTTTCTATGATATTGAAAAATTTGGCGACATTGAAGAAATAGATGAAAAAACTATTTCATTAATTAATAATTTAGCAAAGCGCGTTGGAGCGCCTAATTATCAAAAAACACCTATTTTTAGAAAAAGAAATAAATATAATAAAAAAAATGAGTTAACTGAATGGAATGATTTAAGAAATTTTAAAATTACAAAATTACAGAAAAAGGAAAACGTTACTGATATTATAGTTGATAAAATAAGAAGTAATTTAAACAAATTAACAAAGGATAATTATGATTTAATTAAAACTGAAATCATTGATTTAATTAACAATGATGTTGATAAAAATACAGAAATGTTAACAGATGTTGTAAAATGTATATTTGATATTGGTAAAACAAATTATTTTTGGTCGGAAATATATGCCAAATTATATAAAGATTTATCTGATAAATTTAATTTAAGTGATATTTTCAAGGTAGATTTAACTACATATACAGACTTATTTGAAAATATCAAATATGTAGATCCTGATGGTGATTATAATGAATTTTGTAAAAACAATAAAATTAATGAAAATAGAAAAGCATTTAGCAAGTTTTTGACATTTATAATGATTGAAGGGTTAATAGAAACTTCTATTGTAAAAGATATTGTAACAAAACTATTAAATAAGTTTAATGAATTTTTAAACAATAAAGAAAATATTCATGAATTGGATGAAGTCGTAGCTAATATATTGATTTTTGCTACATTTGACAATGGTTCTTTATGTGAGTTAAAATTAAATGATAGAGTAGAGGAAATATCTAATATGAACGCTAAAAATCATGATGGATTAACTCAAAAAATAATATTTAAATGTTGTGATTTTGTAGATGAATATTTATAATCAAATCTATTATAAAATAATATTAAACATTAAACAAACTATTATTTAATGAATTATAATATTGTTGATGGTGAAAATAAAAAAATTAGACCCGTTTCGTTTGAAGATATTGAAAAAATAGTTGATCAAAATTATGAAGATAAAATAGAAGAGCAATCTACTATTTATCAAATAGAAAGTGATGAAATGTTATGTAATAAAGTGGATTATGATGTTAATTATTTAAAAAAGGAATTAGTTCATATTATGAATTATTATGGATTATCGACGAGAAAAAAAAGGAAATCTGATATTATTGATGATATTATAGAATTTGAAAGTCAACCAGAAAATTATTTTGTAGTTGAACATAGAAAAACGTTATGGTATTATTTGGAAGAATTGGAAAACGACCATTATCTTTCAAAATTCATAGTTAAAAATTAAATTGATAGAATAAATTAATATTTAAATAAAATATTAATTTAAATTATAATGGTGGTATCTAATATCGTACAAAATATTAAGTTTAAAGAAGATAAAGAAGTAGATAAACATGATAAAAAAACAACGGTTTCTATTTTTAGAATTAATTTATATGATACAGATGTAAATGTTAGTTTAGGTAAGGTAAATACAAGTATGTATAATGATATTTACTTTGCTCCTGTTTACTTAATATTAAATGAAAATGTTCAAATTAAAATAGGTATATATGAATTTTTAGCAGAAGATTATAGTTCTTTACTTGATAAAGACAATGATTTAGATATTGCTTATTTAGATGGTCCTTTGATATTTAAATTTGTAACAAAAGAATTTATTGAAGAAATGACGGAAAAATATGAATTATTATCTGATATTGATAGTTCTGATGAGGATGACGATGAGGATGACGAAGCAGAGGATGAAGATAGTATGAAAAAATTTATGTATGAGGAAGACGATGAAGAATATTTGGATTTTGTAGAAAGTAAAGAAAACAACGAAACATTTGTAAGTCAATATAAAAATACGGATAATAATTTTTGGATTGAAGACTTTTACAAAAATAATAATTATAATATTGTGGATAATGAGGGTAATGGGGATTGTTTATTTGCAACTATTCGTGATGGATTAAAAAATCGTAATATATCTATTACTGTTCCTGAAATAAGAAAAATGTTAAGCGAAAACACAACAAAAACCCAATTCGATACTTATAAAGAAAATTATGATTTATTTAAAAATGAAATTAATGATTTACAAGAACAAATGGCAAAGGCAAAGAAAAAACATAAAGAGTTAGCTACTCAATATAAAAAAATTACAGGAGAAGCTAAAAAGGAAAAGGATAGAGATAATAAATTAATACTTCGAGATAAAGCATTAAAAATTAAGGCTGAGTTTGATAAAATAAAACCTTTGTTTACACAATATAAAAATGAAAAAAAAGTTGCTCAAGAAAATGTGGTTGAATTTCAATTTATGGATAATATTGAAACATTAAAAGATTTAAAAAATATGATTAATACTTGTGATTTTTGGGCAGATGCTTCATCTATAAGTAAAATAGAATATCTAATGAATATTAAAATTATTATATTAAGTAGTGAGTTTTATAAAATGGGTTTAACGGAAAGGGTAGTAAAATGTGGTGATTTTACATTAAAAGAAATAGAAGATAAAGGTTACTTTAATCCTAAGTATTATATCATAGTTGACCATACGGGTGATCATTATAAATTAATCAAATATAATGATAAAGGAGCAATGTTATTTAATGAATTACCATATCAATTAAGAGAAGACTTGGTTATAAAATGTGCAAGTAGTAAAGGAAAAAGTACTTATAATTATATACCAAAATTCCAAAAATATATGGGAGTTCCTATTACAATGGTTAAAAAAGATGAAGAAGAAGAAATTACTTCTGATACTGAAGCTGAAATGACACCATCTGCAAGTAATGATGATACTGAAAAATTATTTGATGATAGTGTTATATTTCAATTTTATAGTAAATCCAGAGATGTTCCGCCTGGAAAAGGTAGTGGTGAAAACATCTCTCCCAAAATGAAGGATGATTTTGTAGAATTAGGAAAAATAAAAAACTGGAGAAGACAATTATCTAACTTTTACACTAAAACAAATAAAGATAAAAAAGTAATACCTTTGTTTGAATTAGATGGATATAAATGGGCAAGTGTTGAACATTATTATCACGCTAATAAGTTTAAAAAAAATAATTTAGATTATTATAAATTATTTACAATGAAAAGTAAATCAGAAATATCAACGGATCCTATTGCGTCAAAGGGAGCAGGTGGTAAAACTGGAAAAGTAAATAAAAAGAAATTTAGACCATCAACTATACAAATGGATGATGATTTTATGAAAAATAAAAATAATGAAAAAGCAATGTATGATGGACAAATGGCCAAATATAAACAAAATCCAGAATTAAAACAAATGTTATTATTAACAAAACAATCAAAATTAGTTCACTTTTCACGAGGTGGATCTATTGTATTTTATGATACAATGAAAATTAGAAAAACTCTTGAAAAAGAGCAATAATTAACTAATAATATAAATAACTAAATTAAATAGAATTTATTTATATTATTATTATAAATGAGTTCAAACGATGAAATTATAAATATGTTATTGAATAATTTAGATTTTTTAAATATTCCATCAACAAATGAAGCAACTGAAAAAAAGGTAATAGGAAACTTATATAATGATTTACTTATTTCTTATAAACATATTCAAAAAATAATAAAGAAAAATAAGGTTAATATTAATACTATAAATATTAACAATAAAAATGATATACCAAAAACAGATTTATTAGATAGTAACTTTTGTACAAAAGATTTCAAAAAGGATTTATATGAAAAAACACAAAAAGTTATTGTTTATAATATAGTTTTGAAAAAAATCAATATCAGTATTTATTTGAATGATATGTCAAATAAAAAAGATATTAATAAATACATTATGCAGCATGTATTTACATTATTAGATATGTTATTAGGGTATGTAAATAATAATACATTGAAAACACTTAAAATATACTTATACCTTAATGATAAAGAAAAAAGGATTCCTAATAATAACATTATACCATTAAATAAAAACAATGTTAATTCAGCAGTTACGTATAGTTGTAGTGTAAATGGTGAAATACTTGTTTTTAGAAAAGAAGAATGGTTGAAATGTTTAATACATGAACTATTTCATTCATTATGTTTTGATTTTGTTGGATTACATAGTGATATAAACATAAAAAAGTATTTAAAAAATATATTTTGCGTTAAAAGCGAGTATTATCTAAGTGAAACATATAATGAATGGTGGGCAACCAATATTCATTCTTTATTAATATCATTTATGATGTTAAAGAAAAAAACAAATAAAGCAGAGTGTTTAAGTTTTTATAAATTATGTTTAACTACGGAACAAATGTTTACAATGTTACAAATCACAAAAATATTGAAATATATGAATATGAATTATAGTATGTTAATTGATAAAAATATTGATAGATATATTAAGGAAAATTTATATAAAGAACAAACTCATGTATTTTGTTATTATATTTTAAAAGGATTGTTATTATTTTACAATAATGATACTATACATTTTTTTAAGAAAAATAATACATCTTTATTGAATTTTGATAAAACACCACAAACCTTAAAAAACTTTTTAGAATTAATAAAAAGTTACCACGATAAAAAAGAAATTATAAAGGTATTTAATAAATATGACCAATATTATATGTCTTTAAATAAAAAAGATAAATCCTTAAAAAAATTATTAAATACAATGATGATGACTATCAACACTATATAAATGGTGTATTATAATATAATATTTATAATTTATATATATGTATTCAAGGAAAAAAAGTAGAAATAGTAGAAAAAAAAGTCAAAAAAGTAGAAAAATAATTAAAAAAGGTAATCAAAAAAAATTCACTAGAAGAAATAAAGAATACTATAAAAAATTACAGTTAGAAGAAGAAGTAAGTAAAAGTGTTATAAAAAAATTTAGTGAAAAAAAACCAGTTGTATCAATGAGTCATGTAGTTCCGCTATTAAAAAAAAGTAAACGAAATTTAAGAAAGGGCAATATTCCTGCGGCAACAATGCAATTGTTAACGGTTCTTTCTATTGTATCAACATTAACAGATCAACATCCAAATATTAAAGAAAAAAGGTTACCTCGTAAACATGTAGGACAATGGACGGGTGATCCTCATCAATTATTAAAATATGGCGCTGAAATAAACTTAAAAAAAGCGTCTAAGACGCGAAAAAAGGAAAGGATGAAACACCGTCGAACAAAGAAAAACAAAACATAATAGTAAATGATTAAATTGAATAATAATATATACTAAATAATTTAATATATATTAAAAGATAAGTAAAATGGGTGTGAAATTATTAAATAAGTTAATGAAACGATACGCAATAAAAGGTGTAAAAATTATATCCTTGGAAGAATTAAGAAATAAATCAATTGTTATTGATATAAGTATATATTTATACAAATACAAATCGCAAAATATGTTATTGACTAATATGTTTAAATTATGTAGCATATGCAAGCATTACAAGATAGATGCTATATTTATATTTGATGGTCTACCAGATAAAATTAAATCAACTGCTCTTATAGAGAGAAATGAGCAAAAATATGTAGCTAAAATGAAATATTATGATATTATTGATAATTCATCTGAAAAATACCTCAAAACAAATAAAAGTCAATTAATAGAACTAAAAAAATCATTTACAAAAATTAAAGGGTCCGATATTGAAATAGTAAAACAACTATTAGAAAGTTATGGTATGAAATATTATATAGCTGAAAAAGAAGCAGACCATATATGTGGTGAATTAGTAAATACATATTATAAAGACGGATGTTTATCTGATGACATGGATATGTTTGTTTATAATTCTAAATTTGTATATAGAAACTTAGATATAGTAAACGGAACATGCTTACAATACAATTTGGATTTAATATTAAAATATTTAAATATTAACTTTGAAGATTTTAAATGGATGTGTATTTTATCCAATAACGATTATAATACAACTTCTAAAAATGTATTTGAATATTACAAATTATACAAAAAATACAATTATGAAATATCAATCAATAATTCAAGAAACGAAGTTTATAAAAATAAATACTCCTGTTTTATAGAATATGTAAAAACAGAAGAATTCATGAATAAACAACAGATAGAGACTCTAAACAGTGTTTATAATATGTACAATACAACTGATTGTGGTTTTAACAAAAATAAAATAGTAAATAGTAAAAATGATACTGTTACATTATACAAAATACTTGAACAAGATAACTTTATTTATCCTCCTCAAATTAACGTTTGTTAGTAATAATATTTATAATTTTTATTATAGATATTATTTGATTAATGATTAAGCAGATTGTTTCGCATTTGATTTAAAATGCGGTTTCATCCATTTTTGTAAATTAAAATAAGTAAGACTATCTGATTTTTTCATACCTAAAAGTTTGCGCAATTTAGCATCTGGATTGATATTACGACGGTTTGCTGGGTCTTGTAAATTATGACCTAAAATATATTTTTGCAATTCCTTTGTTACTTCTGTTCGCGCCATTTCAGTTCCTTCTGCTTTTCCTAAAAATGCAGCAAGTTCTGAACTAATTTTTGCTGGTTTAGTAAATCCACTAGGTTCTTTATTACCTGATTTCCTCTTTTTTTTACTTGCCTTCAACGCTTGTTTCAATTCGCGTTCAGAACGCTTTGCTAATACACGAACTTGTGTAGTTACAGAAGTAACTTGATTTCTCAATGTAGCCAATTGACCCAACAAATCACTGAATTGTTCAGAAAGAGTTGGAACTTCTACTGTTTCTGGAACAGCTGCTTTTACAGTTTCTTTTACTGCTGATTTTGTAGTTTTGGATTTTACTACCTTAGCAGATTTAGCTGCTTTAACTGAGACAGGAGCGGTTGTTGCTCCTCCTTGGGTGGTTGACTTAGCTTTTGCTTTTTTTGATACTTTTGGCATCTTATAATTTATTATTATCACTTCTTTTTAAGTTCATTTAAGAAAATATATTATTTTTAATAATATATTTTATTTTTTAAACGAAGTATCATTTAAGAAAAATAAATAATACTACAAATTTGCAATTATTTTACATAATTATCTATTAAAAATATAGATCATGTAGGTAGTATTTAATATTGTGTGCGAATAGTTGCATTTCTAAATGGTTCATCTAATAAACATCCTATTTCTACTGTTAATGATGGAGATACTTTATCAAATTCGGCCATTGTCCCATCATGATGTCTAAACTTAAATTTTAATTTATTTAATGATTTTATTGGAGGATTATAGTTATGTGAATTACTAGTTATTTCATTTTGATTAAATGATAATATATGAAAAAATTGATTCGCTACAACAGACCCGTGTAATAAATTATTTTTAACTAATGATAATTTAGCAAAAGCACTATTATTCTTAAATACTAAATTATTATTGAAACTGGCACTTGTATTATCTGAATAAGGTTGTATTTCACTTATATGATTATGTTTATCTAATTCTATATACATTGTATCGTATTTTGTTGTGTTTGTAAAATTAGGAGATTCCAAAAAAGATACGGTTGATCTACCAGCGCCATTATTCGTTAAAAAATCAGTTGGTATTAACCAAGCAGTATTTTCATGATCTAATGTTAAACCAGTTTTTAATTGTGTATATCTATCAGCATTATCTATATCTATTGATGTTCCTGTATAATCTTGTTTCTCAAAACCTAAAATAGAACCTAACCCCCAATCTGCATAATTATTAAATTTATTTTGAACAATACAATTGGAATCATTTAAAAATTGATGTTGATATGTAAATAATATTTTAAATACACCCTCCGTAATTCCTATAAGTATTTTATTTGTTACTTCATTATATTTAACTTTAAAAGGATGGAAATCAAATTCATTATAAATCGTTTTATTTAATACATTTTCTAATGTTTTGGCTAATTTTACTGGTGTATAATAACCATCGGGGATTTGAATATCCTTTGTAACATCGCCAGCATGATTATTAATATCCATAGATGTTCCAAACGACGGATTAGCAAATTGTATTCTTATTTTTGAATTTTGTTTTTTTTCACTAATATTATGTAAAAAATTAGGCAAACTTACATCTTTTAGTTTAATATAACTTACATTATTCAATGGATATGGGAGAGATATTTCAAACTCATTATTATTTGACCATTTAGATATGTCTTTATCTTGTCCATGTATAGATATTACTTCTTTTTTCATTACAAAATTATTTTGCGGTTTTATAATTGGATGCATCATTTATAAAATTATTATATATTATTTTTAATTTATTTCTATTCAAGAAAATATATATTGAATATATATCATGAATAAAAAAGGTTTATTATTATTAGCGTTAACTATCATAAACACCGTTATTACTTTTATATTTGGATTTAAAATGCCAAATGCATTATTAGGTTGTATTATTGGATTTTTATCTATCATTGGCATTACATTTATGATGAATATATTTGAAATTGCTAAACAAGTAGCTACTTCAATAGAATCATCTACTAATGTTTTATCTATGATTAAAAATATATTTTTATCATTTTTAAGTTCGTTCGATATGTTTATAATAATAGGACAATTGGTTTTCTATTTATTAATTGTAATGAAAAATCCTAATATATTTATTGGTTCTGAATTTCCAAAATTTTTTAAAACAAAAAATACAATGATTATAATGTCGATATTTGCTCAAATTTCAATGACCATAGCAAGAACTATTATGGAAATGCCTATATTTTCTGAAATAATTATATTATTGGGGGTTATAACTGCTTTCGTAATATATGATGTAAAAACCGATATTGAAAAAAAGAAAGTTGATAAATACAGTTATAAATAACTTATAATCAATATTTTATATGCTACATTAATAAATAAATGTATTTTCATTATACATTTATTTATCTATTATAATAAATCGAAACGTTAACCCGTGTTCTTTATTTGTTAACCATAATCCAGATATCTTTAATACAACCGTTAATTTAGATATTTTTCCTACTATTTTATTGTTATCCTTATGATGTAATTTAATGTAATAATTCATTAATTGTTCTCTTATTGTATATATTGGATGTTGTGTTAATTGAATATAATTTTTAAGTATTTCATGTTCAATAGATGTCAATTGTTGGATCAAAAATTTATTTCTATCATCATATCTTGAAAAATTACACTTTATTTTGTTATAATATTCTTCTATTTCTAAATCATACAAATTAAATTTTATATAAATACCATTCATCGAAACTAAATCATTTGAATAATACATTCTATAAAAAAAACTATTTTCTATAACATTATTTTTAGACTTATCACTTATTATTACATTATTTATTTCAAAATCATTTGTTGGTATTGTTAAATACATTATATAATAAATATTAAATGTGTTTAAATATTTATTTTACAATGTTTCATTATTCATTATTGTATCTTTTAAGACCACTAATGTTTGAATATCCAATAAAGACAATTCTTTATTTAAATCTTTAACATTTTTCAACATATCTTGGCAATTAAGTAATGTTTTAATAAAACGCGTTTCATTCTTGTGTATTGTTAATTTCCACAATTTATACAATACCGGTTGCGTTAATTTTATTGATTCTAATTGTTTTTTTATACATTGTATTTTCTTTACATTGTCCATAATTGATATATTTAAAGTTAAACATCTATTTAAGTTTAAAAAGTAATTAATACATTGTATTAGTTATGAATAATAGATTTGATGATTATATTAAAGAAGTTAAAAAATATGATTTGCATCCATATATCGATAAAAATAAATTTATAAATGAACATATTATATTATATGGTCCTAACGGTATTGGTAAATATACACAAGCATTAAAATATATAAAAGAATATAGTCCTACCAATTGTAAATATGAAAAAAAAATGACATATCAATTTCAAAATAAAAAAGACTATGTTTATAAAATAAGCGATGTTCATTTTGAAATTGATATGGAATTATTAGGTTGTAATTCAAAAGTTTTATTTAATAATCTATTTTATCATATAATTGAAATTATTAGTTCAAGAATATCTAAATTTGGTATTATTTTATGTAAAAATTTTCATAAAATACATTCTGAACTACTTGATATATTTTTTACTTACATGCAATCGTTATTACATAAAAAAATTAAAATACAATATATCATTATGACAGAGCATATTAGTTTTATTCCTGATAATATTTTATCTCGTTGTCAGATTATTAATTTAAAACGACCCACTCAAACTTCATATAAGCAATGTATAAAATCACATACTTCAAAATCCAAAAAATATAAAATAAATAAAGAAATACTGGAAACTACTTTGAAAAATATTAATAATATTACAAATATAAATAATTTATTATTTAATACAAGTAAGTTAAATGAAATACATATTGCTCATATCAATAAAATTATTAATGTTGTTGAAGATATAGATTCCACCTCATTTGGGGAATTAAGAGATCTTTTATATAATTTGTTAATTTACAATATTGATATTAGTTTGTTTTTATTTTATTGTCTTAATTATTTTATTGATAAAAAAAAACTGAACAGTGATAATATTGAACCCATATTATATGCCATTTATAAATTTTTTTCACAATATAACAATAATTATAGACCCATTTTTCATTTAGAAAGAATTTTTTATATATTATGTATAACTGTAAATAATAATGAATTACAAATTAGCGTGTAGTACATTAAACATATATCCATCTGAACTTTTTGATGGTGAGAAAAATGAAAATTTAACTGTTTTAAAAAGATACTGGCATAAGGCAGCTCTTAAACATCATCCTGATAAAGGGGGTGATCCTAATAAATTTAAAGAAATAAAAGAATCATATGATTTTTTAATTGATTATTATAATATAATTGATAATCACGATAATAATTTAGATACATATGATAACTTATTTGTTAGTGTAGTAGAAAATATAGTAAAAAATAGCAAGGGATTTCAAAAATTTGATAATTTATTTATAAAAACTACCTTAAAATCTATTTTAGCTAGTTGCAATGATTTCTCTATAAAAATATTTGATCAATTAGATATAGATAAATGTCGTTTAATTTATAGCTTTCTCTCCCAAAATAAAAACTTTTTTTAT